GTCTAACATAACACCCGCCCTGTGGAAACAACAAAACATTGTCCATAATTTCCGCGCTCTGATAATACTGCCTAATATCAGTGCGGCGTCGCATCCTTGGGGTTAATACCCCAGACCCGAAATTTGTTGTTGGAATACGAAGGGTTTGTGCCATTACCTAACCCTTGTGAAAGGTGATCTTTGAGATTGTCTCCCAGAAATTCTTTGGTTTGTTTTTTGCCTTGCGTCCGCATTACGTGCTAATTTACCTAACCTGTCCGCCTCTTTTGACAATGCAGTGGTTTTTGCAGGATCATCAGCGATCGGTATAGCAAATTTTGAGGCTAAAACCATTTGTAAATAAGTGGTGAAGTAAGAGGGAAATTTGTCTTCTGAAACTGAAAATTGGTATTCAGCATAAACTTCCCCATCAAAATTGGTAACTAAGAAAGTTTCCTGTACATCGTAATCAAGAACATCGTCTTTATTAACGGAAATCAAATTTATAATGTCAGACGGAAGTTGGTATGCAATTTCCCACTTGTCATCTGGAGCAGAAACGTGTTTGCTCAACATAGTGCTTATTTTTGTATTGAAAGCCCAAGGTTTCGTAGAAAGTAAATCGTCCCGAGTGTCTTCGTACAAAGTACCCGCTACAACGGACTCAGTGGAACCGTCTTCAAAAGACGTAATTACTGCGCCCCCAACAAGAACCGAGGCCGCAGATACAATTGAAACATCGGAAGTTGCCATGGAAAAATGGGGGGTGTTAAACCCCCCACTCCGTTTCTTAGGTTGGTGTCATATCGAAAGTGATTTCGGCAGTTTCAGACCCACCGGGGGTACCCGAAACTGTACACTTGATAAGATCACCAGCAGCAACCGTATTCAACGCCGACGGTGCGTCAGTGTCGATATCGCCGGCAGCCGAACCGGAATTGGCGATCGTTAGCACACCGTCGGTAATACCAGTCCCACCAATGTCGAACGTAAGGACGGCATCGTTGGTAGTAATGGCACCATTAAGAACAGAATAAATGTTGTCAATGGTGGCCGCAATCGGGGCAACCACCCAACCGGAAACACCATTCGTAAGGGCAACCGAAACATTGAGGACGTGTTTCGACGTGAACGTCTGGTTCGCAGCACCAGTAATAACAACGACATTAGCCACCGAAATAGACGCAACACCATACTGTTTGGTGAACAGTGTACCATCAACATCACCGGTAACGAGGATCGTGTCACCAGCATTCATGAACGGCGCAGCACTGTCGAAGTAGTTTGCGGCCTCAACCACAGCAAGGGTATCGTTAGTGCTGTAGTGGTGGACGCTTTTTACGGAACCATCACCGGAACCAATGGCACCGCCACTGGAAATTGTGATGAAACCATCTTGATCGTAAGCCATGAGAAAATCCCTCCTTTAGGGGGTTTTAGACAAATTGCGGTCGAAACTTACGTTTCGTCGCAAAGCACCTCGACACAACCTTCAACGTCGATCATGCAAGCGCCCATCGACATCATGTTGTTGACGAACCAAGCCGCACGATCACCGTGCCACGTAATATCGGACGTGACTTCTGCGCCGACAGCATGGCCGATTGCAGTTTTGTGGTAAACGTAGGTCAGACGGTTGTTACCAGTTTTGGTAAGGCCGGAATGTGGCATCCACATGATGCCCATCCAACGTTTGGCGAACAAACCTTTGCCGGCGAACGGAAGTTCGTTTGCCGGAATAAAATGCTCATTGACGAATTCATCAATTTGCATCAAATCGGTCCACTGTTTCCAGCCGACCACTGCGGTAATTTCGCCATCTTCCATCGGAACATCGGCGTCGCCCAAAAGCTCAGCAGCTTCAAGGGCTTTGGCCAGGGTCATTCCAACACCACCGGCTGCAATCTGCACTGTGGCACTTGCAAGGGCATCCTGGATGATTTGTTCGTCGGTTTTGCGGCCAAGAGCAAAAGCACCCGCACGAGTTAACAGATCGCGTTCCGGGTTTTTGGTCTTGAAATCATCAAGCTTGTCATGCCAATCACCGGCATACCAATCTGACAACGTGCAAAGGACTGGAGTATGGTCGATGTTCATGACAGGAACTTTACCGTGACGGGTTTTCTGCCCGGCAACGCCTCGACCGACTTTTTGGAATGTGGTGTCGGCAGCATCAATGTTGTTTTTGCTGCGAACGGTATTGCGAAGCTTGGAACCTTGACGCTGGTACGCTTCATGTACCTCCGCCTGATAATGCTTCACAAAACTTAGGTCTACTGTGGTTGGCACTTCGGCCTCCTATGTTTGCGTTAAAAGTATGATTTAGTGGAAAATTGGTTATCCCAAACGGGGCCAACTGTGTGGAACTGGTGGGCCGAAGTGCGGTTATCCTAAGTTCCAGACTCCTTGTAAACCCCTTTGAAACCTTTTTCCACTTCGTCACGGAGCTTGTTGTAGTCCGCGTGGTTCTGGTCCCAGTAGGCGTCAAGCTTCATTTTATCCCTCAGAGACTGTTCTGTCAATGATCCCGGAACGTCGTCCCCACCTTCGCCGGGAACAACTGTATCCCCCATAGCAAGACGAATTTCATTGATTGCGTTGACAGCACCGGCACTTACCATTGCCTCACGAATACCTTTGAACCCTGCTTCACTTAAATTCGCCTTGAAAAACTTGCTGTTTACTGAAACAAGTTCAACACCTTTATCTCCCAAAGCTTCCATTTCGCCGGCGATAACATGCTTTTGAGCTTCGATCGACGCACCGACAAACCACCCCATCATTTCATCATGGGCCTTTTGGGTGAAATTTTTACCTTTGGCGAATTCTTGGAAAGAAGCAACAATTGGATCACCATCTTTAATAGTTTGTTTGATGCGATCGTCGTCGACGCCTTCAATTGTTGGGTGGGTAAACGAATATTTTTCAGGCACTTCGCCAATAAAACCATCGTTCTTCGACTGGCCTTTTTCGAGTTCCGAAAAACCAGCTAAAACGCCTTCAACGTCAACCTTTCCGTCTTTAACAAATTTTTCAGGAACGGTGGAAATGTCAAAACCATCGGTAACAGACAAAGGCAATTCACCCGGCGTAGCGGGGGTCTCTGGGGTCGATGGTGCCGGCGGTGCCGGCGGTGTTTTAGGGACTTCCCCAGACGCAGGGGTTTCTGGAGTAGCAGGTGTTGCGGGGGCTTCGGCGGCAGACTCAGAAGCATCAATGGCGTCCGCAAGATTACCTGCAGTTCCGCCTCCAGCGCCTTCACTCTCAGGGGAACGTAACATACGGCGTGAATAAAACTTAAACATTTTTTTCTTCCTCTACTATTTTGTTGACTTCGTTTAAAATTTGGGCGACGATATCATTTTGCCCCTCTCTAAATCGTTTGTGCATCCAATACTGAATGGTCTGATCTTGTGTGATCGGAACAGAGAAGGGTTCAGTAGGACGTTCAAGCGTCTTGGACGCAAGAAACTTTAACATTTTTTCCCCATCCGGGGTTTGTAATGCTCTTTTAAATAATCTGGTAATTTCTACGCGTTCAGCGTTGGAGACTTCGGTTTTTTTACCAAGACTTGCGTATGGATCAAAAGATTGTTCTTTGGACATTACCCACCTGCGGCTTTAGCTATGGACGCAACGTCCATCCCACCCGCAGCAAGTTCACCAACGCCCTTTTGGTTTTCGAGGATTTCATCCTCTGTACTCATAACCTCTTGGGGCAACCCGGATTTCTCTCCAATATAAACCGCAGCTTTTTCAGGTTTAATTGACAGAGCAGCAAGACCGGGAATAATACCATTCATTCTGACAGCAGCACTAGACAAACTATCCAAATCCTGATCATCCTGAACATTAGCAAGCGGGGTAAGATGTTGAGTTGTAACAGTTTTTCCATCAACACTCAATTTCGGCAAATCGCCCGATTTACCCCACATACTTAACAATCGTTTATTAATTCCGCCAATTAACTCAAAATTTATGCGCCCAAATGACGCACCCATTGAGTCCAAAAGTAAAGACCTTCTGTCGCGAATTTCTTCTGCAGAACGAACAGTTTCAAGGGTGTCTGAACCAAAATCAAGGAGCTTTCGCCTAACGGAAGTCCTCATATCATTAAGGATCAACTGACTTACATCAAATTCACCCGAACGCGGTAACGCGTCCAACGAACGACCATTGACGCCACCATTGAACCCAACAGGTATAACAACGCCGGGGGCAATCTCAACAGTTTCGGGATTAATAACACCATCGTCCGCAGCAGTATATACACCTGAAATTGCAAGTGCACTGTTTTGCAGGACGAACTCTACAACCTTGTTTAGGGTCTTAATATCAGGAAGAGCGTTGATCAGTGGACCACGCCCATAAACTTCCCCGGAAACTTTCGAATACCTGCCTACGACCCAAGGAGAAACGTCAAACGTGTCGTTGAAAATTTCTTCCATTTCCATAAATGAAATTACGCGGTACTCATCTTTACCGGTTTTATAATTGTGAATTGTAGACTCAAGAATTTCAACTTCGGAATTAGGGATTTCCATTGCAGACGTGATGCGGTCCGTAGTACGAAATTTTGGCCATTTCTTCGGGATGTCAATTGCTTTCACATTCCACTTACGCCATATACGATCAACGATCCCTGAGGGACCTTCGCCCACAACTAATTGGGTCGCAGGTGCTGCGGTAAATGTCGCTGGAACATCGTCATCGTAATCCTGGATGAGTAATGCGCCTGTACCGACTGCAAGATCGTTGTACACTTCCGGCATTTCAATGTCGAAATTCGTACGGCCCAACAAGTTGAAATATTGACGGGTAACAACGTCAAGCAGAGCGTTGACCCTAGGACGTAACGCAGGCTCAATTTCAGTACCATGAACAAACTGTTGCCACCTTGTTTGAGGGGGAGTGACATTCTTGACCATTGTATTTGAAAATTTAATGGTAGAGTCCATTGCAGTTGAGTCGTATATAATTACGTCGTCAACCGGGCCTTCCATAGCGTTTGCAGTGTCATCGCGGAGCAAATGGCGGTGAGGAACAGCATAACGGTAGCAGTTTTCATACAACTCATTAATTCTCTCTTTACGAGAATTGTTGGCATTGTAACCCCTGACTACCTCGTTTACTACCTCTGTAGGCATTTACTATCCTAACGATACTTTTGTTGGAATACCGAGGAAAGGAGAAACATCCTCGTCTTCTTCCTGACTAAACAATGAAGCGCCACGGGCAAACCTTGATTTGCGCCCAGCAAGCAATTCCTCTTGCTGTTGACGTTTTTCTTCATTTGCTTGTTCTTCACGCGCCTTTGCGGCAGCGATTTCGGCGGAATTATCCTGAACTGGAATTTTTGGCTTTGAGAAAAGTGTTGTCATTTTGTCTCTCATCAATCGTTTGTATAAACGAAACGGAGTAAAACTGTGGCCTCTCAGACCTAAGATCGACTCTACCACAGACACACACGTGAGGGGAAGTGCTTGCGGAACACCGTGAAGTTTGTATTCGGCTTCAACTTTCAATATCGTACACTCATCTTGTAATGCGAAAAACTCCAGCATCCCATTAACGTTGTGTTCTGTGTAAACACTGTGGTCAACCAATTGAATTTCTGTGCGCCAAAGAAGTGTCTCAACCGAGACCC